AGAATCTCTGTCTTTGCCTGTAGGGCTACACCGTCATTTTCTGCATTATCTGTGGTAACTGTCAGAAGACCGCCGTTACCATCCGTTACAGAGACAACAGAGGCATTATCACCCCCGCCGTCTACCTTGGTGCAAACCCAGTCAACAGCAGAAACCGTGGCTCCGTTAAGAGCACCCGTTCCACCTAGATCAGAGTTTTTAATAAAATCGTTCCAGTACATTGTGTACTTGGCGGGACTCATTGAATCAAAGCTACCAAATGTACTCCCAGCCGATACATTGGTAACGCCGTTTGGAAAATGTGTAGGCATGTTGAACAGTCCTTTCCTAGACCAGCACCTACTATGGTGCCATTCAAAATGATTGTGTTAAAAGGAAAAAGTGGAGGAAGTTTTTAGGCTCCCTCCACTACCGGGTTAAAAATACTTAGGCTCCTTGAGAACCGAAGTAACCTCTCCAGTCAGACCAACCGAAGCTGTAACGCTCTCTGGCTTTGAAGCGGAGGTTCCCCGTGTCAAAGTCAGGCTCCATCTTGGTGGCAAGCGGCGCTCTTACAAACATCTTTGCTCCGTTAGGAACATCAGTTTTGATGAAGAACGCATCCGCATCTTGGAACCGCTTGTTCACCATGTAACCTTGAGGGATCATGCCCTGGTGGTTGATGGCGTTGATGTTGTTATCAGCCGTGTTAGGTTGATAGGGGCTGTTCAATACTCTATCAGCAGTGAACTGATTGTTAGGCGCAACGTGCAGGGATACTGCATTGCCACCTACCAGAATGCCTCTGTCATCCTTAATGGTCTGAATGCTGACCAATGCCGTTTCCAACGCAGCTTCTGAAAGATCAACCGTTCCAGCACTACCTACAAGGTTGCTCTGGTCTCCATCACCAACCGTTGGGTGGCTGGCACTGAACATTGGTTGACCGTCACCACCTGTGAAGGAGGTGTTAAAGCCGTTGTTGAAAACATCGGCAGCTTTGGTCTGTTTCGTGTTAGCCATGGACCTGGCAAGCCCTCTGGCACGTAGCTTGGCAAACGTGTCATACAGGTTGTCTTCCATAGCTTCCTCAGTTACTGAGAAGGCAAGAGCAATCGTCTCTGCCGTGTAACGTGAGGTGTAACTTTCTTGAGCATTGTCATACTGAACAGCAGCGCCCTCACCCTTGACAGGTGCAGTGCCGAATCCAGTGAAGAGGACTTCTTCCTCAAATGCTCGGTCAGAGTTCTCTACTTCAAAGAGAACACTGTACTCATCCGCAACTTCTCCGTACTCAATACCGAAAACGGCATTAAGACCCGGCAGAAGCTGCTTGGCAATACTAGCTCTATTAATAGCCATTGTCTAAGCTCCTTTCGGGTTAAGCACCAGATGACACTTTAGTCAACTGATGGTGGATAAGCTGAACTTCCGCAATCGGGAAAGCACGTTCTGAAGCATTGTCAATGTCATTACCGGGGGCATCAACAAAGTCAATGATACGGAACATAGCTGCTGTGCCACTGGTGCGGCTGGCAACATCTAGGCCAAAGCCTGAACGTCCCGTAAACGTGGAACCCGCTCCGCGAGTCACTTCAAAGTTGAACTCCATGATGTCACCAACTGAGGAACTGGCGTCACACTGGATTTCAAACGTAGCTTGAGGATCATCACAAACAATCGCGTAAGCATTACTGGCAGAAGTTCCCGTGGGCCAAAAGTCTCTCCACTTTGGCTCACCGTCTTCTTCGTAGTAGCAACCCATGAAAACACCAATTGGTGTATCAGCGGCACCACTGTCATTACCAACTACTGAAACTACACCTAAACGCACATGGACAAGATCACCTGTAAAGATGTTTCCTGCTGCGCCAGATGCAATCCGATAGTTACGGGTCTGCGTGGTATTGGCACCACCAGCGTATCTACGCGAAGGAGTGAGACCATTTAGGGCCTTAGTAGTAGTCATACTACAATCTCCTTTTCTTTAAAGATGAGTAGAATAAGCAGTATCTTTAACTGTTAGTTTTGAAACTGAGGCATCCTACCCTTGGTTACAGTTGAAGTGCTATTATTTGAAATGGGCATTCTGGAATCTGACGCTGCCATCAATTGCTGATTTACAGCATCCATCATGGCATTGGCCTTATCCTGATAATACTCATTCCTGGCTTTTGCTTTGCCACGGGGCATCTTGGCAAGAGCGACATCCCCCCGTACAACGCAATTTTGATAGCGTCCAGTATCTAAAACAGTGGCAGAGTGTAACATCTCAGGAACTTCTTCTGGAGTTACAAATACCCAACCTTGGGTCATCTTATTACCAACATTCTTGTAGTCGTCCTCACCTTTGAGGGAGATGCGTATCCAACGGAGAACCATGTCTTCATTGGTGAATCTGTCTACAACAGGGTCTGGTATATCTAACCAATTAGGTTCTGTATAAGTATATTCCTTTGTTTCAGTTTCCCTTGTCTGCGTTGCTCTACTACTTGTTTTACTCATCTTTAAACGCTCCTTTCTTTTATTACGCGCTTGACTTTACCCAATTGGAACATATTCACCTGCTGCTCTGTCGGCTCTTGCCTTCTCAGCAGCATATTTTTCCAGCGGTATATTCCATTTCTGGGCAAGCTTTACATCGGCTTGAGTAAGTTTAACTTTCTTACCTTTGCCAGAAGCGGGAGAACTGCGCGACTGTCCTGCCACCACCTGCTGTGTAGGTTGTGATCCTACCTCTACACTCGTTTCTCCACTAAACTTATGTGGAAATTCTCTTCTTAGTCTGTTGTCTACTTCTTGGTAGAACTCAGGAGTAGAAGAATCGTAACCTTCTTGTTTTAGTTGGGCGTCAATTGTAAGTGCCGCCACTGTCATAATCTGATCTTTATTAAACCAAGAGTTTTCAGGCTTTTGACTCCACTCAACTGCAAGAGGATCATATTCTTGCTGCTGCTGCTGTACAACCTGCTGCTGCTGTTGCTGATGCTGCGCCACTTGTGCTCTCTGGGCAAGTTGAGTTTCATATTGCTCAATTGCTTGACGCTGCTGGCTCAGAGTTGCAAGGTCCACCTGACCCTTGTTAATAAGCTCTTGTGCTTCTAGCATCTTTTCTTTTTCGCCCATATCATAGGCATCAAGATAAGATTTCTTTGCTAGTTCAATTTGCTGCTGTAGAAGTCTTTCACTGGTGGTATTACTAGTTTTAGAAGCTTCTACAGTGTAGTGGTCTCTGGCATTTAACTGCCTTATTAATTCTTGTTTTTCGGCTTCTGACTGGGCGAGTGCAGCGTCTCGTTCTTTCTTTTGCTGTACAAGTTGTCTGATACGCTTCTCAGCACCTTTTGTTTCTATTCCTTCTAACTCAGGTATTTCTGTTTTTTCTTGAGAAGAAGTGGCTTCAACTTCTGCTTTCTCTTCTCCTTCTCCTTCTACTTCAAACTCAACCTTTTCCTTTTCTACGGTGGAAGATGTATCAATCTCACTCCACTCGGTTAGCTCTTCAGCTACATTTTCTTTGGCTTCTGCTTCGACTTCTGCTTTTTCTTCCGACATTAATTCTTTCTCCATAGTTTGCGATAACTAAGATTACGCATAATTTATATTATTAACATACTTAACCACCTAATACAAGTGTAGTATCTAGGTCTTCTGGGTTGTCCACTTTCATTATCACCTGATCATCAAAAAGAAGAAGAAGCTTTACCCCTTTATAAACAAATTTTGTACCTGTCAATTTTTGGTAACAAACATAGTCTCCCACTCTACACCAAGCTCCACCGAGAAACTTTTCTTTATCTTCGTAGGCAAGTTCTCCAACTTTGAGTACACGCCCCACCGTGGTAAGATAGGCGATATCATCTCTAGCTTTCTCTGGTAAGATGATGCCTCCTTTTGTCTCTGCCTTAATAGTGACAGGGCGCACCAGAACATGATACCCTGGTAGTTCTGGTAGAACTTCTGGATCAGGGTAGTCATCTTTGGTAATCCATGAATCATTTGGTATTGCTCCTGCAAGTGAGGGATTAATCATCGGCTTCGTCTATCTCCATTCTTTTGTTTACAACATCAGTTAATTTTGTATAAGACCACTCAATTCCAGAGAGTGTTCCAACTACTTGTCTATAATGGTTATAATCTTCAACGTGTCCCTTTGCAAGGAAATCTTTTAGAGACTCTTGTTCTGCTTTGAAAGCATTTCTAATTTCTTCAAAAATGTCCATGATTATTTTCTACGGCTTGTCCTCTTTCGTTTCTTGGAAGGTCTTTTGTTGGTTCTTTTAGAATTAGACATGGCAATGGCCACTGCTTGCTTTTGCGAGTAGCCTTCTTCTTTTAATTTTTTAATATTGTCTGAAATTGTTCTGGCAGACTTTCCTGGTTTAAGCGGCATAGTATAAATTTCTCATTCTATCAGAAAGGTCTCTAGCCCTTGAATATGTCTGCTTGGCCCACCGGGAATCCATCATTTGAATTGAAGCTTCAATAAAATCTTTTGGTTCTTTCTTTAGTGCTTTAAACATTTTCTTAAACTTTGAAACTCCTCTTTCTCCCATTTGGTATACCATTTCTATTATAATTTCCTCGGCTTCGCAAGGTAAATTTTCTAACTTATTTTTCGTGATAAGCTTCTTAGCACCTTCTTTAGCCTTATAAAAATCTTTTTGAAAAAGTTTTTCCCAGCCTTTTTGATCAGTGGGAATTTCTTCTCCTTCGATGATTTTGTGTCCATAACCTCCTGTAAGAAAGCCAAGCGTGTCAGTATAGGGTTTGAGCATATATCCTTCATGTCTTTTTATTCTTTCTTCCAAAGTTTCTTTCATACTTATTACTTCTCTAGTTTTGCCATATTCACCAGTGTATCTAGAGCAGTTTTATTTCTTTTAAGTTCTGCGTCTCCTCCAGCCTTTTCAGCTTCTATGGAAAGTTTAGCCGCTGCTTCCAGAGCTTTGTTTGCATCTCTGTCAGACTCCATAGAAAGTTTACTGATATCTATCAGAGCATCCAACTGAACTTTCTTGTCTGCGCTTTCGTGTTCTCTGCTTCTGACTTCTAGATCAGCAGCTTTCTCCAGAGCATCCATATGCATCTTCTGTTGATCAAGTTGTAGACGCTGCTGCTCAATGTTCATCATCTGTTGCTCTGGACTTTGTGCTATGT